GGAGCGGCGACGACGTCGAGACCATCCAGAGGATCTACAAAACTCTCGGTCTAAGACAATGTTCGACATCGTCTGGATGCTCGTCGGTTTCGTTGCAGGCATGATTGTAACCTGCGTCTTTGTGCCTCCCATGACGCGCAAAAAGATGGTCCCTGACATTTCGAACCCTGAACTAGTGTTCCGAAATCCCAAGACTGCCAACGCGTGCTTCCGCGCCCGGTCCTACCAAGTGCCATGCACGTCCTCGATCGACTTCCTCAATTAATACCCACTGCCTGCAAGGTGTTTAACCGAATATTGAATCTGCTGCGTAACCGGATTGTACTGCGCGATTTCCGTGGGGCGCACGCTGTGGATTGACGTCGTCACGCTGCTCTTCGGGGAATTCGTATTCGCGTTGCGGATAATCTGCAGTTTCTGCGCCTTGAGGAGGTCCGACGAGTTCGCGACCTTTACGTTGCCCGGACCGCTGCTGTGACTTCCAAAGTATTGCATTCTGTATATTATAATGCTGCGCGAAATTCTTGCGAAACCCGAAGCGAACATGCTCTTCTCCTTTGTTATTGGAGTCGGTCTCGCCGTCCTGATGTTTCATAGACCGCAGGTGGAGGTCGAGGAAAGTCTGCACGAACCGGACAAACTGCGCACGATGATTACCCGCGTCGACGGCAAGTGCTTTCGCTACCGCATCGAGGACGCGTCGTGCCCTGACGTGAGAGTTTCCGCGTAAGATATATAAATGAGCGACGCTACCCCTCTCGATCAGTTGATGCCCGCGGGCGGATCGCAGCAACCCGCCATGTCTCTGCCGTCATCAACGACCTACCCGCAAATGATCACGCCGGGCACGTCGAGCGCGATCGTCTCGCCGCCCCCGCCCGGGCACGGAGCGCAGATGCACCCCTACATGATCAAGAACGTCCTCAAAAACATCATGACCTACGTCGCCATCTTTGGCGCCGTCTTTCTCGTGTCGCTCTCCCAGGTCCAGTCGTTGCTGCTCCGGTACATCCCCAACTCGTACGCGGGCAGCGGTGTGGTCTCGCTGACGGGCGCTGCCGTCCTCGGCGCCGTCGGAGTCGTTCTTGTGTACGTCATCCAGACGCTGCTTCAACCGCTCATTTAAAAACAGCAAGGTATTCAATTCAATGGCGGCGGTAGTAGCGGCGATCTTTCAAGGCGAGTTTTACATTGCGACGACGCGCGCTGCTCAAGAGCACGTGGTCGCAACCTTCGAAGAAAGCGAGGATCACAAGACGCTTCTCGTGATTGATGAGAAAGTCCGAACCAATTTGTTTCGCGAATTGCGCCTCGACGACCAAACATTTGTCGAGGCGTTTAGTATGTATTCTGAACCTACGGGTGTGAAGACCATTTTTGTGGCGCCGTCGTTCGACCACCACGTAAAAGGGTTTATGGCGAAACACTGGGGAATGCTCGTGTTTACCTAACAATAATCCGGTTTAACAGCTATAAGAGCATTATGACTATAATGTCTACATATTGGGAAAAATTTCAGCGTGTAAAAACATCGTTAACCGAGTGTATTGTTTATAAAATTACTAGTCGATATAATTACTGCGATGAATTCGAGATGTGGAGTTATAGCGAAATAATAGAAGCGTATAGGTCGAAGTTTTCAAATGAATTTTCTCAGCACATGACCGAACGTGTAGTTGATATGTTGTTTGTTGCTGCAAAGAACTTTACATTTGCAGTTAAAACTTTCGTCGAACTTAACCCAAATTATTCATTGAATAAACTTCTTAGATTTGTGAATACGTTCGTATCCGAACAACTCGACGATTTCGATAACTGGTGTGATGATATTATGATGGCGATGGGAGATGACGAAGACGAGGAAGAAACGCAAGATAACCCTGTTTAAGTCTTCAACCAGTCGCACGGGGACGGGCAGCGGTGCACGCGGTTGCGCGCCCGTTCAAGTTCGCCCGCAAACTGGTTGTCGATCGTCAGGTAATCGTCTTTGAGGTTTATGATCTTTTTGACGATGGCGCGCTGGAGTTCCCGAAGTTGGGCGAGTTTCGTTTCCTCGAGAGGCGTGCGATTTTCATTCTGCTTCAGAACCGTGATGTCGTTGAGCGTGTCTTTGAGGTCGTTGACGCACTCCTGCTCCTTGTAGTGAATCTTCTTGACCTCTGCAAACACATTCATGCTGTAGAGGTGAGGGTAGTTGTATCGCACGTACTCAGGCAGACCGAACTGGTTCGCTTCCTTCACTTCGCGAATGTTCTTTTCGGTGGTTGTTAGGATGGTGTCGATGGTGTCGACCGCTTTATCGACAAAGAGCATCTTACCGGAATTAAAAACGAGAATGGACTCCATCTTGTCGAACTTGTACGCTGCGGTCCGGTGCGCTTCTGCTTTCGCGTCGAGTTTCATGTAACTCACGAGCGCCAGAATGAAGGCGTTCGCGCCGCTCAGACTGCTGATGATGGTGGCGCCGAACGAAATGTCTTTGAGCGCCAAACTGAGGATGGTGCACACCGAAGTGATGAAAATGGCGGGCAGCATGAGGGCGTGGAGGCGCTGCTCGCATATCGTTTTCGCCTCGGTGTGCAGAATCTTCTGCCCCTTCAGGTACAGCGCCATGATGTCGCAGATTGCCGAGTGGTTGTTCACAATATCGTTGAAGGAGGACTGAATGAGTTCGTCGACCTGTGTGAACGTCAGAAGGTTCCCGTTGGACGAAGAGGGGTCCAAGTCGAGTTCAACGACCGCTTCGTCGTCGCCGTTGCTTCCCGTTGTCGTCGCGCTATCCTCATTTACATCATTGTGCAATCCACTTCTCGACACTCTCGTCAAAAGCGGCGTGTCTGGACTCGCCACAGTTATTGCGGTAGGAAGCATACTCTGCGTTCTGACAGTGGGTCGACGGACCACACTGCTATGGGGGGTATTCTCTTCGCCCGACATTATCTCCTTCCAGTAAATAAATGGCGTCTTGGTTGTGTAGCGCGACAAACAGCGCAAAGGGAGGAATTGGTCTGATTAGCATGGAAGTTGTTGCTGCTGCCGCGGCATCGTCTAAACGCGCATCACCTGCCACTGCTGCTCCTCAAAAAAGCAGCACCAGCAGCAGTGCTGCTTCAACGGGCGCCCGTTCTGAGCGCGCGGCGTCCTCGTCGTCGAAATCCGACGGGTCAAAAAATTCCTCGTCGTCTTCTGCGTCTGCGTCCTCCCGCCTGAACGCCGCAAAACTCAGCGCGCAGTTCGGCATTTAATTCTTTTTTTGTTTTTAACGTGTATCTGTAGCAGATAGTATCATGTCGTACTTTGTGTCGGCCTCGTCGAGCGCGTTCATTGCTGCAACGAGCGTGCGGAATGAATCGCGCACCACGCGCGCTTGAATGCGCTTGGATTCGCGCAGTTGTAGGAACTTGTCCATTGGAACTTTGGCGTGAAATGCATCACGAACTGCCTTCTCACACTCCTCGAGCGCCTTGACTTCTATTTCATGTGCAGACTGCGCGAGAGAGAGTTTCTCTCGCGCGCTCAAAACATCCAGTATTGCGACCTTCTTTTCGATAGACATTGTGTGTGTAGACATCATTTCATGCGGCATCATATCAGAGAGAAGCGGCGATCCGTTTTTCTCTGTAGTGTATAAACAAACATGGCGCAAAATTCCTTGCTTCTCACGTTCGCTGTTGCGATTTTTGTAGGCGGCGCCCTGAAGGACTTCTTCCAGTCGTTCATCACGAACCTGGTCATGCCGTTCCTCGTCGTGCTCTTCCCTAGCGCCCAGAAGAGCGTGGGTGATTTCGTCGTGGATATTGGACCCGTCAAACTGAAGGTCGGGGACGCCATCGCCGCGACAATGACGCTCGTTGTTTCACTTGTGGTCGTCTCTATCGCCATGCCGTGGATTCGCGAGTACTCCCCCGTCCAGGGCGGGCGCCGGCAGTGATGAAGTTGCGCCGTTAACCAATCCAGTCCACGAACTCAATGGTCAACCAAAGAATCATCAGACACCCCATCACTGCAAATAGCGTGTCTTGGTCAATAAGCGCAGGCGGCAGCGTCATTTAGTTGTTATCTCCTATACACAACAATGCTCCAATCGGTTTTACTGCCTTACCGATCGCGGTCGCGTGGTCATATCCACGACCCGGTCGCCAAGGTGTTTGACCGTATACTTTTAGGCGCGGGGTTCTACCTCGTTCCCAACTTTGTCAACGGACACCAGATCACACACGTGGTCAACTGTGCGGACGACAGCGCCTGCCCTCCGGATCTTCGCATGTACCTCGGCAAGAACTATACGTGTCTGAACGCCATGGACGACGAAACCAATATTCTTGAGAAGCACTACCCCGCGTTCGAGGCGGCAATGGACGCCTACTTGCGCGACCCCGTATGTAAGAACGTGTACGTCCACTGCCAAGCGGGCATGAACCGCTCCGCGACGCTCGTGGTCGCCTACGTCTTCAAGCGCTTCCGGGTAGATTTCGCCTACCTGATAAACCACGTCGCGCGCCAACGACCGTGCATCATGACCAACCCACATTTTCAGGACTATCTCGTGAAATTTGCGTCTGCTCTCCATAATAATGTGGGCGAGCGTCCAGGATAGCATAACCTCGACAGGCAACGACCCCGTCGGTTCTGCCAACGCCGGTCTCGACAATGTTCTCGGTCCGTCCTTCGATTACTTGAAACAGATCAAGTCGCCCGCAGCGAGGGGAGTGTCGAGCGAGGGCACGATGGACCAGGTCTTTACCAATACAGGTGCTATCACGGGATATGTCAACGACCTGATTCTCGGACCTCCGGGCGGATTCGGAAACCAGATGTTTTCGGACACGGGTGGTAAGTGTAAGGCGCCAGATGGAACTGTCGTCCACCGCTGGACGTGGGTGAACAACAAGATGGGTGCAACCGACGCTGCTGCCATTTTGGGTACGAGTTTCCAAGATGCAGTGGGTGGAAACGGCATGGACGGTATCGTTCCGGGTATTGGCGGAGACATCGCGGCGATGAACCCACTTAAAATCATGAACGCGATGGTTCTTGACGGAATTCCGCCCTGCCAGGCGTTCACGTGCCCGGTAACCGATGAATATGGCGTAAACGTGGGAAAAGAGACCCACTTTCTCTCACCGTCGCTCGAACTGAATATGCGCGGATGTAAACCTGCTTCGGGTACCGAAACCCAAGAAGCGCTTAATGCTGATAAGGCGCGAATGAAAGCAGCAGCAGCAGCAAAAAAGGGTGAACCGTTCGCCCCCTACTTTCCGGGTTCCTACGGTCCCAACGTGCTCGTCTCAACCGACCCGACTCCCGCAATTGTTCTGGGTGTCGCCTTTGCGTTGTTTTTGGGCTATGTCGCCATGCGCATCCGTTAACAGTGACTTACGCCAAGTCTATCAAGTCCCACAATGTCAACGGATGTGTTCAAAGTCAAGAAGGCGCGCGAAACTGCATCCTCTCACAAAGTTAAATCGGGAACGTTGGACTCGATACACGAACAGCACATTTTGGACCTGAATCGCAAAGCGTCCGAGGAAAATGTCGCGAACCTCGAAATGAAACTTGCCGAATTAGAGGCGCTTCTTTCGAAACCGTTCAACTGCTTCGACTTTGACGAGTCCATGCATCACTCGCGCACCGAGCAAGAGATCAAAAAAGTACGTGAAGAACTGGAGGAGGCGAAGAGCGGGGCGTGCCTGTACAACTACTACCTCGGCAGCGGCGACATTATGCTCGAATACTACCAACAAGTCGGTCGAAAAACTGCAACTGCTGCTCTGCCCCAACCCGCCGTGCGTGCAACAACTGCTGCTCATGCGATCGGAACCTTCGATAAACTCTTCTCTGTTGCCGAGACCGCCCTAGGACCTTCGCGTAAAAAGATGTTTGACGAATACATGCAGCGCCGCGGTCTGTCGGACGGCATTGCCGAGGCGCAGGACTACAAACTCTCCGAGCACTGTTCCGACTGCAATGTCGCCCGTGAAGAAATAACGTCCGAAGGTATTCTCGTATGCCCAAAGTGCGGCAGCGAAGAGTACGCCCTCGTCGTCTCCGACTTCCCCAGTTTCCGCGACCCGCCCAAGGAGCGCAATAACTACGCGTACAAGAAGCAGAATCATCTCAACGAAATCCTCAACCAGTTTCAAGCGAAGGAGAGCACCGAGATTCCCGAAGAGGTGATGAGCGAGGTCATTTGCGAAATCAAGAAGAGACGCATAGACAACATTGCGCTACTGACCGAGCAAAATATCCGCGAAATCCTCAAAAAACTAAACCGGAACCGCTACTACGAGCACGCTGCACACATCCTGAGTCGCCTGAACGGCAATCCGCCGCCCACTATTACGCCGGAGATCGAGGACAAGATTCGCGCCATGTTTCAGGAAGTCCAAGCGCCGTACTTGCTGTACTGTCCCGACGAGCGCCGCAACTTTCTTTCGTATTCCTACATCATCTACAAGTTTTTGGAACTGCTCGAGTTGGACGAGTACAAGGTTCACTTTCAGTTGCTGAAGAGCAGAGACAGACTCATACAGCACGACACCATCTGGAAGAAGATTTGCGAATACCTTCAATGGGAGTTTATTCAGAGTGTTTAAGATTTACACGAGTCTTTGAAGGCGTATATAATGCCGACGCCGCAACAAGCGTTTCGTTTGCACTTGCCGGCAATCCCACACACGCTAACGCACGATGATTACAGTCACTGTGCGTTCACGGGAAAGGTGTTGCGCTTCAGTTCGATGATGCGCAGTCGCGGATTTGAAGTGATTCACTACGGGACCGAAGGATCAAAGAGCGGCGCCAACCGCGACGTTCAACTGTTTACGCAGCAGGAGTGGAGGGATCTGCGCGTCAAGTCGATTCGCCATCTCAAACCCAATGACTTCAAGACGGACGCGGAGGCGCAGGCGTACCTCGATAATCCCAAGACCTTCTTTGGGGAACTAGCAAACTGGTCTACACCGCTCTACGAGGAATTCAACCGGAGATTCAAGATGGAGTTGGAAAAGAATTATAAGAAACCTGATCTGATATGTATTGCGCTCGGAAAGTCGTACGACAGAGCGTTGAACGATATAGACGTCATTCCCATCGAAACGGGTATCGGGTACAGTGGTTCATGCAAGAACTTTCGGATTTTCGAATCGCACACGTGGATGGCGCGCACGATTGGTGTGGAAGACAAGGATCCAAACAACTACTGGTTCGTCATCCCCAACTTTTTCGACACTCTCGAATTCCCTTATTCTCCAACGCCACCCATCCCAACAATTGGGTTTCTCGCCCGGATCGGAAATTGTAAGGGGTGTAACACCATCGTCGAAGTTGCGAGAAGAATGCCGCATACGCGCTTTGTCCTCTGTGGACAGGGCGACCCGACGCCGTACCTTGTGGTTCCAAATGTTGTTTACAAGGCGCCGATCCACGGTCGTGAGCGTGGTCGATATCTTGGCAGTCTCACTGCATTTATGGCAGCAACCAAGTACCTTGAACCCTTTGGAACTGCTATGGTCGAGGCGCAATTGTGCGGCACTCCCGTGATTGCTTCGGACTGGGGGGCGATGTCGGAAACCATCGAAAACTTCAAGACGGGCGTGCGTTGCCATACGCTCCAAGACTATGTCGTAGGCGTCCAGATGGCGCTCGACGGCAAGTTTGACCGGGCGTACGTCCGCAAGCGCGCCGTGGAAAAGTACGACATGTACACTCTCGCCAAACATTACGAATACGTGTTCAAGTCGGTCGTGGATATTCACAACGGCACGAACGGTTGGTACTCGAAAGACTCGTATCTGGCGCTGACGGACGGCACGGTGAAGTCTCCACCCTACCCTGGCAAGATTCACCT